TGCCGCTCGGCTGCTCTTTCTTCGCGCCTTCGATCTCGTCATCCGTCAGGCCGATGGCGCGCAGCATGGTCTTCAGCGGACCGGCGAACTTCACAACCTGATACCCGTGCACCTTGACAAGATATTCAGCCACCGTCGATTTGCCGGATCCTGCGTTGCCCACCAGGGCTATGATTTTCGGGAGGTCTCTCATGCTGTCTCCTTCGGCACTTCGGGAACCTCCATGAAGTACATAGGATCCAGACATGCATTAGTAAATGGATGATCAATCCACGACCTCCAATGCAATCCGGTCCAGTACATTTCCATCCAGCCGTTCGGACTTTCGGCAGCGTCTACGTATGCCAGGATGCGTTTGCCTTTGATGCGCTCAGCTTCCGAGATAGGTTTGATATTCAGTGGATTGTTCGTTTTCATGCCTGCTCCTTGTCGAGTCCGAGATATGTGCGCCAGTAGACTTTTCCCTCTGGCGTCTTAAAGCCCCAGCTATTCGATTTCTTGCCCATCACGAAGATAGACTTGGCAATCGTCGCTTCGGGCAGAATCAAGCGGTGGAATGCGCCGGCATGTCGAAGCACGACCGCACCGGGCCCACGCCAATAGACATTGAAGCGGGCCGCCATTTGCCGCCACTCGCGCCCTTGCGTGGCGATGCATCCACTTTCCACTGTGTCGAGCAATTCGAGGTACACGGTGCTATTGGCGTACTTCCAATCTGGCTCGCAAACCTCCCAATACCCGCCCTCCAGCACGACCGACAGCGACCACGACGGATGGTCATGCAGATGGCGGTCGGAGTCGCTGCGCAGGATCGTGTGGGCGCGGATTGCGATACGGCGGCACAGCCAGCGGTAGAGCGCCGACGACCGGGGCACCTCGTCGTCTGGCAGGTTCTTCCACGCCGGGTTATCGCCATTACGATCGGGGCTGCGGTAGCCGAGAATCCAATCACGCTCCATATAACCTTCCAGCGTGTAGTACGGGAAGTCTCGCGCCGCTTCGTGCATGCCCAGCAGAGCGCGGACAATAAATTTCGGCATCTTCATTTGAAGGTCTCCAGTGGTTTAGAGCGATGCGCCTTTACAGGTAGAAATGCAACTTCAGGGGGATAGCCAGCGGCCAGTCGCGCCTTTATCCGGGTATATGGAATGTCGAGAAGTTCTGACCATTCAGCCAAAGTTTTCCGCTCTCCCTTGAACTCGATCCAATGATTCGATTTTGTGTTGCGCGCCTGTTGGATTTTTGTTGCCCACCGACAATTGCTTGGTTCATAGTTGCCTTCCGTGTTCGGGAAACGATCAAGGCTATGCACGCTGCTTGGGCATTCGCCCATATCTGCCAAGAATTGGGCGAAGTCCGACCACGCATCGCACACGCTCACGCCGAGCGCGCCATAGAACGGATAGGGCGTGCTTTTTGGATTCGAACAGCGCTGGTGCATCAGCATCCAAATCCGATATGTGCGCGTGCCGTACATGCCGTGTTTGGTATTCAAGGCTGCGCTTGTTTCGACGGCCAAGCACCCGCAACTCTGCGTGGCACCAGAGCGAAGGTGCGACAGACGAATCCATTTTTCTGCGCCGCAATCGCAGATACAGCGCCATTTCACGTTCTTCGGCCCGTCGATTTGGCGCTCAATCGCCGTCAGACGACCGAAACGAACGCCTGCCAGATCAAGGATTCGACTCATTGACAGCCTCCTTCTCTTCCTTCGTAGTAGTGTGGGCGAGAGCGCGACGCTGGGCGTCCTCAGTTTCAGCGACCCATTCAAGCGTCCTTTGCTCTGCCCACTGCAAGATCGCCGTGAATCGGTCGACGGAACACAGCACGTCGTAGCGGTCCATCACTGCGAGTACTTCCTTGCGCGTGATGGCTTTTAGGGTTTGGGTGGTCATGCAACCTCCGCGAACATGTCAGGTTGGCGAGACGCTTCGATCCGCTCCGTCTCAACGCGCTCGTATTCGAATTTGATCCTTGCTTCCGCGATCGCCACATATTCCGGCGTCATGTCGATGCCAACGAAACGAAAGCCCTCGCGCATTGCTGCTTTGCCGGTGCTTCCCGATCCCATGAAGGGGTCAAGTACGGTACCGCCAGGCGGCGTCACGAGACGGCACAGGTATGCCATCAGGTCTGTCGGTTTGACGGTCGGGTGATGGTTGCCGTTGCGCTCCTGCCAGTCGGCGGTTTCGCGATCGCGCATCGTTGCTTCGGTGCTGACTGCTGGTGCGTCGCTTCCGCCGATGCCTTCATTGCGGTCGGCGCGCGAAGCCTTCGCGCAGTAGAAGAACCGAGCTGCAGAGCCAGTGTCGAGACGGCGCGCGCCCGGCTTCATGGCGAAGTTCGTACCGCCCGTGTCCGTATAGCGCGCATCCTGCGATGCCTCACCAGCCCGCTGCATCGCGCCATAGACATTGCTGGTTTTTGCGCTTGGTGCAGTGAAACTCACGTCCGCCATCTGGCCGGGCGCATCCGGGAATTGCTCGAGTACTTCGGGTGAACCGTCGTGAATGATGTTGGCTGGCCAGCGGCCCAGTGCGTTAGGGTTGCGCTCGCCACTGCCATCCTTCATCGAAAAGCTGCTGCTGGTGTCGTCAGCAGCGTTTGCGTTCGCATAGCCCGCCTGCTTCCGATATAGCGGGTTCGTGGCCGGGTCGTTCGCGTCGTTCTCATAGCCCACCCGGCACGCATCAATATGCAGCGCTCCGGTACCGTGCTGCAGGACATTCGCCTCAACCGTTCCCCTGAACGGCTTGCGAGCAAACGCGATCGGCTCCCATGCAGGTTTTACGGCGGTGCCCCAGCCTTGCCAGTCGCCCGACAGGTTCCGGGATTTTGGAAACCCCGAGCCATACACCCAGGCGAATTGGTCGCGCACCTCGAAACCCGCATCCTCGATCGCGCACGTCATGCGGTGATAGGTCCGGGTGCTACTGAAGGCGAGCAGATGGCCGCCCGGCTTGAGTACTCGCAAGCATTCAGCCCACATCTCGACGCGGTGCGCGATGTCGCCGCCGTCCCAAACCTTCCCCATGAATCCCTTATCGCCGATGCGATGTCGCCCATGCGGCATTTCAGGATTGTTCGTGCGCGCATGGCCGCCGCGTGATACTTGCGTCAGGTGATAGGGCGGGTCGCAAACGATCGAATCAACCGAAGCGTCGGGCATGCCGCGCATCATTTCGATGCAATCGCCGGTCAGCAACGTGTATGGCACGGTCATGCAGCCTCCCGCTGAATATCGCTCGCATAGCTGACAAGATGAGCGAATGGATTAGCGATGACTTTCCGCCTCAGCCGATTCCGCATCGCTGCTGGCTTGGGCTTGCGAACGTCATCGCCTTCGCCCCATGCATAGATCGGGTAGGGCGGCCCGTTACGCTCAGTCTTTCGCCACCCGGTCACGTGGATGCGGCCGGCGTCGTGCATCTCCTTGAGGAAATTGCCCACGCGACGGTACGAGACTCCGGTGCGCTCAGCCAATGCCTTGGCATGGTCGGGCGACTCCTCAAGAGCCAGCTTCAGAACCGCGTAGGCTGCGGAGTACTCTGATTTGACGTTGTGCCGCAGCGGAAGGCCAAGGCTTTGTCCCTTGACGAGCGTCGCGCGAAGCGAATGCCTGGGCAGAAGATGCATCTTGGTCTTCATTGGCTCATTGCAGGCCCAGATCTCTTTAAGGATGCGGATTTCCGTCGTCGTCCATGCAATCCATGCCTTCGGTCGCTTTTCCATTACGCTGCCTCCTTCCGGTAAAAGTGCCGCTGCACCACATCGCTCGCTGCGGTCAGCTCGCCCAGCGTGCTCATCTTCAGTTGGTCTCGCCAAATCTCGACCGCACGTCGCACTGCTTCCAGCGCGAGGCCATCAAACGCCATCTTTCCGGTCTCAAGGAAGCGCTTCTTCATGCGCTCCATTCCTTGCTGCGCCACCAGAAGATACGGCTTCGCCTCTTCGCCGGTTCCGGCCTCCGTCGCGAAAATCCACGACTGATTGATAGCCTTGGCAATCACATCCCAGTGCTCGCCGGTCCCGAATCCTTTCGCGATGCAATCTATTGCTGCCAACACGGCGATTTCGAGTCGGCCGATTTCAGCGTCCGTCATCGGCTCCCTGGCGATCTTCGCTACCGTCAGCCGGGTAATCGCTGCTAGGCGATGAATAGGGGACTTGTTGCGGTCGTAGTGCGGTTTGTGTTGCTTTTGGCTCTTGCTCATGTTGTTTCCTCCCTCAGAACTCTTCGACGGCCCAGCCACCGCCAGACTTCTTTGTCTTAGCAGTCACGGCGATAAATCGAAACGGGTACTGGTCGGCGGCGATTTTGATCTTTGCGCGAGCGTCATCAACCCAGTACCCTTTCACTTCGTGGCACTCCATCGCACCGTCAGCCAGCATCACAGCGAAGTCCGGCGTGTAGAACGTGTTGTCAGCGAGGCGCAACTTGACACCTTCGAAGCGATACCAGGCAATCTCGCCGGCAT